GCAGAGGCACAGCAACACCCCACGCTGCAGTGATGAGCGGAATGAGCATCGGCGCGAGCACCATCATGCCCCCGGCAGTGGCGATGAATGCAGCCACAGACAGCCCCACCGCCGTGAACGTGCCGACCAACTCTTTCGTGTCTTGTGATAGTCCAGCCATCCAGTCGGCAACGCCAGACACAGACTCTGCCATGCGACGAAAGAAGTCCCCGATCGGCTGGTCGAACATGAATCCTAGTTGCTCGTTTGCGTCGCCGATCGCGTTGACAAATTGCTTCATGCCGCCGACAGCCGTTTCGGTCATCGACCGCGCGGCCGGGCCCGTGTTCTTGTCGAGCGCTGACATCAGCACGTTGAGTTTCTGTTGCTGGTTGCCAAACTTGAACGCCTGCTTCTCGGCGTCGCTCAGCGTGATGCCGTATCGCGACAGCGCCCCAGCGCCAGCGGTCAGCGATCTGCCCACGGTCACCGCGGCGGTGTTCAGATCCATGCCGTACATGGCCGAGAGGTTTTGCACGCGCGGCATCAGGCTAAGGATCTGATCCTCGGTGAGCTGAAACGTCGTCAGCATCGCGGCTGCGCCGATCGTATCTTCGTCGCCGAAGGTCGTGACCTTCTGCAGCTCGGATGCGTAGGCCTTGATCTTCTGGATGTCGATCGCCTTGCCGGTGCCGCGGATCGCGGCGGCTAGCTTCAGCTCGGCCTCGCGCTGCTTCGATGCGCCAACGATCGCATTGCCGATGACGCCAGCAACAGCGGCTCCAGCCGCTGCGCTCACGAGCGACAGCTTGCGAAACGCGCCACCGAGGCCGCCGACGGAATCGGCCGCCTTGTTCATGGACGCTGTAAACTTCGCGGTGTTCGCTGTCAGCAGCGCGGTCAGCGTGCCTACGGACGTAGCCATTACCTATTCATCCTCTTCCACCCGGGCAGAGTCCTGTATCTCTATAAGGTGGGCGCGTAGCGCTTCGACGGTCGGGAATTCGCGCGGGTCGATGGAGAATGACCTACCCGTGCGCGGCTTGCGGCCGATCAGGTCACGCGCGCGCAGGCGACGACCGCGCTTTGCGTGAGGCGACAGTACGCACGCGGCGAGGTGCGCGTCGCGCTCGAACGCATCCCATACGCCGTTGCCGTACTCCTCGGCTGCAAGACGCAACTCCCACGGCGTCATGCGCCAGAACTCATCGGCCGAAAACCCGCAGCGGAACGCGGCGCGTAGCGACTCTTCCCAGTCTACTCCGCCGCTGCCTCTGCGGGCTCGGCTTTTCCCGCGTCTCCGCCAGACGGTTCGATCTCATCGAAGTTGATCTCTTTGCCGTTGAGACATAGCGACAGAGCATTGGCCGCGGCGCGCAAGAACTCTTCTCCGCGCTCCGGATCGTCGGACATCCATCGCCCGACCTGCATCCGAGACACTTGGTTGGACTTGGTTTTGATGCCCTGATAGATGACCTCGCGCACGAGTCGTATCCCGAGATCCTCCATGAGTCTGTTGATGCCGCGGTCAAACGTCGCCTCGATCTCCGCAATCGCGTTGTGGTCGATACGCAGTATGCGGTCCTCGCCGCCGATCTTGACTGATACAAATTGTCCTGCCACCTTGCACCTCCTCGTGCAGCCCCCGTTTATAGATAGGCCGCGCCCGGCAAGGAGGCAAAACCGAGCGCGGCCAGGGCGCCAGCCGGTACCGTGAGCGGCCGGCGCAATGCTATGAGCTAGATCGTGCTCGCGGTTACGGTGCCGTCTGACGGAGCGTCAAAGCTCAGAGTCAACACACCGCCCTGGTCGCCGTCGACACTTCCCGTCGGCTCCGAAGTGAAGATGTACTTCGGAAACCCTCCGGTATTCCCCTTCGGGTAGTAGCGGAAATAGATCGCTGTCTGCCCGTGCAACGCGGTCAACAGGATCGCCTGCCCTGCGTCTGTCGGGTCGTAGTTGCACTCACCACTGATCGTCGCGCGCTGCGTGATCGTGGTCTCTCTCACGTACCCGGCGTCATCGTAGTCCGTGATGTCCGCCTTGTTTTTGTCGAATGCAATGTTGCACGACAGCACGTGACCAACGTCACTATATGACGACCCGTCGGTGCTAACTGCCAGCTCGCCAACTCTTGCCTTATTCTCTGCCATCTTGCAACCCTCTTAGCTCGCGGGCCGAATGACCGCGAGATACATGCTTGTGTCTTCGCCGGAGCCGATATCGATATGCACTTGCCCGAGCTCGGATGCGCCGCGTTGGTTCCAAACCTCAGGCAGGAAAAACCCATCGGCGCAGTTGTCGCTTGCGCCGGTGACGAGCGAGTGATCTCCCGTTCGAGCGAACCCGTCGGTGACGCTGACGACGGTGATCGTGTGCGGCGACGCGTCGCCGTTCTTCGTCAACAGGATCTCTCGCCCGCTGTTGATGAAATAGTGATCGTTCGCGGCGCTGGCCGCTGTCCACGTTAGATCGGTGAGCGGCGTACCGCGCGTGATCTCTTGCACCGTGATCGCAGTCCTAGCCATTGCTCACCTCCGGCTCTTCCGCGTCAGGCGGCAGACCGATTTCCGAGACGACGTCCGCAGCGACTTCAAGATCCGCGGCGTCTACTGGCTCGGGCTCCTGCAGCGGTGGGTTGTCAGGGTCGATTGCAACGCCGCACTCAATGAGTGCCTCAGCTTCCCGATCCGCGAAGTCATACAACCCGCCGACGGGATACTTGACGCGCCCAATGCCCTTGATGTGCGCGAAGTGGTCTTGAATGAACTCGATGCGCATCGGCGCCCCTTGCAGGCGCCGCAGGCACGCGCCTATCTATTCAGAGATCATGCCCTCGACGTTGAACGTCCAAAGGTGTCGCCCGCTGTCATCTATGCCGAGGTAGTTTGGGGCCGACTCGCGAACGTCGAACGAGATCCATCCGGACGGCGTTGCCTTGTGCAGTACACTCCAGCAGGACTCGGCGAGTGCTTGGCCGGTCGCGAATGTATCCTTTGCCGAGCGCACGGTGACTAGGCATGTCTTCGTCTTGAGACTCGCGCCGCTGCCGCCGTCGATATAGTCGACAGGAGGCGGGCCACCTGTGGCAGTGGCGAACACTGACGTACTCGCAATGCCGTCACCGTCGCGCGGAGGGCCGCGGAAGAGGTTGGTTGCTTCGGCGAGCCCGAGCCCACCGGCGGCGAGAGCGGTTGTGACTGGTGTGTCGATGCTGGCCATTACGCTGGCCCTCCGAATCCACTGCCCGTGGCGTACAGGACACGCACGCGCTTAGCGAGACGCTGCTTCCATCCGGCCATCGCCTTGTTAAACGGCGTCTCCAGATACTTCGCTTGTCGCCCTTCGCGGTGCCGATAGGCAATCTCTTCGTGCTGCTTGACCGCGTAGCTGGTGCCGTATCCAATCTCAACCATTGGGCCACCCGCTGTGTCTCGCGGCGGCGCGACATAGGCGCTTCGCTCGAGCGTGCCGTATTCGTGCGGCACGATCTTTTGTGACTCTGCGATGATCGCGGTTCCCTCTTGATACAGGGCGCCACCGAGTGCGCGCTTGTATTTCTGCTCCTCAGCCGCGAGCTGCTTGCGGAACCTTTCAAGTCCAGTCCATTTCACGCCGATCATGCTCACAGGAAGTACACCTCTGTCAGCGTCGTTTTCTGATCGCGCGTCTTCGCGCTCTTCACGCTCACCGCCTGCCTGCCAACTCCGCCGGTACTGTCGCCAGGGAGCCAGTAGCTACTGGCCTCGTCCACTGTGGCATCGGTGACAAACCACCGCGTGCACGTGACCTCCTCGCCGTTGCTGCCGCGCACCAGCTTAGTGCCGCCCTCGACGCGCGCCTTGATCGTCGACTGCGATCCGTATGAGCGATCGCCATAGACGTCTGTCGACGACAGCGACGCCACTGTTACCGTGTCGACCATCCACCCATAGACATTCATGCGCAGCCCCTAGGCGTCCAGCCTGTACGAGTCGAGGATCGCGCGCACGCTCGGCGGCCATCTCGAGGCGTCGAAGTATGTCACCGACGCGGACATGAGCGATTCGCTCTGCACCGCAGGGTTAGCGCCCAGGCCGCGGTAGAACAACGCCACCAGTTGCCGGCACGCCATCTCGAGATCGTAGGGCAGCGTGCGGGTCTCGTATGTCTCGTCGGCCACCTGCGCCGGTGTCGCGTAGCCGCCGACGTACGTCACCGCATACAGCTTGCGTTCCGTCCCACCGACGCCACGCCACTCTGCGCCGGGCATGTTCGATGCCGTCCACGTCCAGGGCGTATACTTGCAGTAGATCAGCCCCGCCGACGCGTCGTGAGTCTCGTAGTCGCTGGTGCTGACGGACGATCCGTCAAATTCGATCGTGACATCTTCATCGGTGTCGATAGGTGGGCGAGCAACAGCCAAGTATGGCGTCCCGAAACCAGCAACCGCTTCGTCGGTTACGGTGCCCTTAGCGAACGTGCGCCCGCAGTAGCGATCGATTGCGTCGCTTGCTGCGTTGATCAGATCTGTGACGTCGGTAGAGATACCGAGATCGGATTGAACCGTCGCAAGAGTGGTCAGGGCATTTGCAGCCAGCGCCATTGCGCGCCTCCGTTACCGGCGGCGCTTGCGGATTGCGAAGCGTTCTGGGGCCGGCTCTTGATACTTCTGGGCGAGCTCGGCAATGCCGACGTGAGACCGACACAAGATCTCGGCGGTGTCTTCGGGCATGTCTACGACTTGCCCCTTATCGAAGAATCGCCAAGCCTGCTTGAATCGAATACTCACGTCGGCCATTGCCCTAAGTCCTTTACGCAGCCGCCAGCTTGTCGGCGCCGCCGAGAAGTGCCACGCAAATCCCGTCAACAGTGTCCGTGCCGCTGTGGCTGAGATCCGGCGTGAAGTTGAACCGCACATAGCGGCTGTATCCACGCAGGTCCACAGGGATCTCGACAACGCCAGTGTTGTTGCTGCCCGTGCCGGCCGTTCCGGTTTCCTCGACGGTCGCGGCTTGGAGGACAACGGCCGTGTCCCAGCTGGAGTTGTCTGCGCTGTCTTCGATCTCTACCGCGATAGACAAGGTCTTGTCTGCGGTGAGCGAAGTATTGTAGGCAACAACCACGACTGCGCTGTCGTAGCCAAGGCGATCGATGCTTGCGCCCTGTACCTCGGTGTTGTCGCCGGTGCCGGCGGCCGTTGCGAGCAACGGTTCGCCGCTGTTGTTGATGGCGCCGCAGAATACTGCTTTGATGGCACCGCCCAAATCACTTCTTGGAGAAACGAGCATTTTCTTCCTCATGCGGGCGGCACCGAAGCACCGCCCGCGTAGTAGGTTCAGTCAGAGACTACGTCAACGCGGCTTACGCCCAGTCGACCTCCTCGATAACGCAAACTTCCGCACCCTGATGCGCGCAGCCGAAGTCGAGACGCTTCGAGAAGACAACCGCGGTTTGATCGAGAGAGATACCAGACACAACCGAACCGCCGGTGCCGTAGTACGCGCCGCCGCGAAACGCTTCGAGCTCAACACCGGGAACGTCGCCGATGTAGCAAAGATCGAAGTTGGCCAGATAGATCTCTGACTCGTCATCGCTTCCGTCCGTCGACACGTCGAGCGTCTTGCTGATCTGCGTCGTGGTCTGGAACGGGAAGCCGAGCAGTTGTCCGCCCTTCATCTCGTCGTAGAACTCGCGGATGCCCAGCGAGTTTGCGGCGAACTTGATGTGGCGCGCGCTTCGCGGATGCATGATCCAACCCCATCGGCCTTCGGGAACGTTCGCGTCCGCCAAGTACCCAATCGCCCTGCCGAGGTCAGCAACCATCTCGGAGAAGGTCGCAGTGGAGCCGCTGTGGGTGATGTCGAACTTGTTCGTTGAGGCCTGATAGAACATGCCCCTCGGCTGATAAACGCTGCCCGTGCCCTTCAAGAACGCAAGATCCTCTGCGAGCACCGCGGCCTTCTCGGCCAAGCGCTCGACATGTGCCAGTGCTTTGCCGGAGGTGTCGTTGATTAGCTGGTTACTCAGCGGCACGATTACTCTGACCTGCTTCGCGGACAGACTGACCTGCTGGAACGTCGGAGCCGACTCGGTCGCGTTCGCGTTCTCGCCGACCCAGTAAGCGGTTGCGCCGGATGCGTCCCCGGGGAACACCAGGTTGCCGTTAGGCATCGGCATCTCGTTCGCGCCGAGCTTGCGAACCGCGCTGTTCGCGAAGAGCAGATCGATGTGCTCGCCAAACTCAGGCTCAACCAGGTACCCACCGGCGCTGCCGGTGGCCTGTCCCAAAGCCTTCTGTGCGTACTTTAGATTGCCCTTGCGCGCGAAGTCCATCGCAGCGCCCCAGCCGCCCTGGCCGGCGTGAGCGGCCGCGAGGATCATCTCGGCAGCCTTGCGCTTGCTGGGCATTTGCTCTGCATCGTCGTTTGCGGCCTTGACCTTGCGCCTCATTCGCCTTGGCCATGCGCTCGTCTACGACTTCGGCGACCAGAGGGCCGACCTCGGCCCTCAGGATCTCCTGCACCATTTTCTTGACGTCTTCCATTTTGAAACCCCTAGTCAATGCGCCCTGTGTGGTAGCGCATGCGTTGATCGACAGCGCTCTTGATGGCTTCCCTAAGCGCATCCTTCAGTGCTGCCTTGTCCAGAGCAGGCTGCTGTACCGGTGCCGGGGTTTCCAATGGGCTTGGTGCGGGTGCCTGATCGGCCGCAACAGATCGTTGCTCCGGACCCTCGCCGCCCTCTGCGCTCGGCTCGTCCTGCATGTTACTATGTCGTGCGCGCAAGCCTTCGAGTTGCGCGCGAAGCTCTGTGTTCTCTTGCTCTAGTGCCGTGAACCTATCGGGCTCGTCTGGGGCGGGTTCGGCTACCGCAGTCGCCTCCGGTGTCTCCAGCACCTGCACACTCTCGACGTCTCGCACGATCCGCCAAAGCTTCTCGGCCTTCGCGCGAGCAATCAACGGCGCGTTGTCGCCTTCGACGTCAAGCACACGCTCCAGCCATTCGCCAAGCGGCGCGATGTCGATGCCCTTGGACTTCGCGCCAAGTAGCGCATTCGGGTTAGACGGCACCGGCACAACAGACCACTCGAGCAACTCTTGCTCGGTGAAGTCCATCGGCATGAACCCACCGCGCGTTTCATTCTGCACGTACGCGCGCGGCAGAAACCCAACACTCGCGCTGCGCACGTAGCCCTCGCGCGCCATCTCATAGACCATGTGCGCGAATGGGTTCATCTCGCGAGGCATGAACTGCGCCCGAGACTTGAGCGAGCTACCCTCAACCCACGTTGCGAGCGGGCGCGCCACGGGTGCGTTGTAGTCGTGTCCCCAGAGGACCGAGCCGCCTTTGACAAA